CGATTATCTGACGTTCTCCGGTTTTGTCGATGAGAACGGCAAGCTCGACAACGTGTCGCTGCCGACGTTCCTGAAGTATTGCCAGAGTCTCGGCCTTACGGTGGATGCTCCGGCTAAGGTTGGTCGGCCTGCGAAGCCGAAGGTTGAATCGAAGCCGGAGGCGCGTAAGAGCGACAAGGTTGTGCAGATGGAAGATTTCATGAAGCGTTTCGGCTAGGAGGCGTTCGATGGTGTCGGAAGATTTGAGTGTTTTCGGTGCCATCGATGATGAGAAGCATGGCGTGACCCTGCCGCGTATTTATACTCCGCCGCTTCGCCCATTGGACAAGAACACTTCTAATGGCTTCGCTGTGATCGCGTTCGCCGAGATCATGCTTCACGTGCATCTCTATCCGTGGCAGTGCTGGCTGCTGGTCCATGCCTTGGAATTGCTTGAGGATGGCAGCTATCGCTTCCGCAAGGTGATTGTGCTTGTGGCCCGACAGAATGGCAAGACCACGCTGATGGGTGTGCTTGCCGCGTGGTGGCTGTTCGTGGACTCCAACAAGCATCCGGACAGGGTTCCGCCCGTGAAATTTCTGGTGGTCGGTGCGGCGCAGACGTTGGACAATGCGAAGGGTCCTTACAATCAGGTCAAGGAGTGGTGCAATCCTCAGCCTTCGACTGATGAGGAAGCGGATCTGGTGATTCCGGATCTTGCCGCGATGACGCAGAAATTCGTCAACACTAACGGCGAGGAAGCGATCATCACCCGCTCGAAAGCCCGGTATATCGTCCGCGCCGATAAGAATATTCGCGCGAAGAGCGCCGCCCGTGTGGTGTTCGACGAGTTGCGTGAACAGCATACGGACGATGGCTGGAATGCAGTCAGCCAGACCACGAAGGCCGTATGGTCGAGCCAGTTGTGGGGCATTTCGAACGCTGGCGACTATAGGTCTGTGGCGTTGCGCAAGCAGGTGGACAAGGGGCGAAAGCTTGTTGACGAGTGGACGCGCCTGAGCGCCGACGGTGGCAATCCGGCCGACGTGTTCCTGTCCGGCGAGCAGGACGGCAGCTTCGGATATTTCGAGTGGAGTGCGCCTGACAAGTGTTCGGTGGATGATGCCGATGCTATTCGCCAGGCGAATCCGTCGCTCGGCTATGGGCCGATGACCGTCATGTCGGTTCGGTCCGATATCGACGGCATGACCGAGGCCGCGTTCCGTACGGAAGTCCTGTGCCAGTGGGTCACGGCTGACATCATTCCTTTCATCAATCCGAAAATGTGGGCCAGCGGCATCGACTCGCGTTCCACGATTCCGAATGAGAATCGTGTCGTGCTGTCCGTGGACACGTCGGCCGACCGTAAGACCACGTATGTGGCCGCTGCCGGAATGCGTGCGGACGGTTTGCCGCACGTGGAGTTGATCGCGCGTCGTGACGGCATGCTGTGGGTGCCGCATTATCTTGACCTTTTGCAGGAGCGTTGGCCGCATGTCACGGAGATCGCCGTGCAGGGCAAGGGCTGTCCTGCCGTGGATTTCATCGACCCTTTGATCGAAAAAGGATGGACGGTGCATCTCATCGAAGGCTTCCGGTTGGGCGCGTGCTGCGGTCGTTTCCATGATCGTGTGCGTGAGGGCAAGCTACGGCATTTGCCGCAGCCCGCCATCGAACAGCAGGTTTCCGTGGCCGTGTCCCGGCGTCTTGGCGAAGTCGAGGTGTGGGACCGCACCAAGTCCGCATTGCAGATTTCCGGCTTGGTTGCCGAATCGCAGGCATTGTACGCGCTGGAGACCATGCAGGCCGTGGATGCCGAACCGGCGAAGGCTTCCGCCTATTCGGGGCATGGATTGATGATTCTTTGATTTTTGAAGCGATTGGAGGTGCCTTATGGGCCTTTGGAGCGCCTTGAGGAACGTTTTCCAGCCGCGCTACAGCATTTCCTTTGATTTGTCTGACCAGATGGCCGTGATTCAGGGTCAGACGGAGGCCGAGCTTTTCAAGACACAGCCGCATTTGCGTACCGTGATTACTTTCCTGGCGCGGAATGTCGCTCAGGTCGGCTTGAAGGAATTCGAGCGTGTCAGCGACACGGACAGGCAGCGTGTGACCGATGACGTGCTGATAAATCTGCTGAAGCAGCCGAACGGCACGATGACGGGCTATGAGTTGATGCGTCAGCTTGTGGCTGACTTGGCGCTTTACGATAACGCCTACTGGGTGGTCATGCAGACGCCTGATCGGGATGCCGACAAGTTCGGCAGCTGGCAGATTCAGCCGATTCCGCCATGCTGGGTGCAGGCGAAGCGTGATGGCAGTGTGTTCCAGCCGGCCTATTATCGCGTTTATCCTAATTTGGGCACGTCATACTATGATGTGCCGGCCGATGACATGCTTGTGTTCCACGGGTGGAATCCGGACGACCCGACGCAGGGCGTTACTCCCGTGAGGGCCTTGAAGGACATTATCAACGAGCAGATTCAGGCATGGTCGTATCGCACTCAGGTGTGGAAGCGCGGCGGCCGTATCGGCAGCGTGCTGGTGCGTCCGAAGGATGCGCCGGAATGGAATGACGCCGACCGTGAGCGTTTCATGCGCGGGTGGAAGGAATTCACCGACAGGGGAGCGCAGGCCGGTGCCACGCCGCTGCTTGAGGATGGCATGGAGTTGAAGCGTTTGGGCTTCAATGCTCGTGAGGAGGAATTCAGCGAGGTCACGAAGCTGTCGCTGTCCACCGTCGCAAGCGTCTACCATGTCTCGCCTGTCATGGTCGGCATCCTTGATAACGCGAATTTCTCGAATACCAAGGAATTCCGCAAGATGCTGTATTCCGAGACGCTGGGGCCGACCATGCGCATGATCGAGGACAGGATAAACACGTTCCTCGCTCCGAAGGTAGGTGCGCCGGACGCGAATTACATCGAATTCGACATCCGCAGCAAGCTTTCCGGCGATTTCGAGGAGCAGGCCAGTGTGATGAGCACTTCGGTGGGCGCTCCGTGGATTACGCCAAATGAGGCGCGCGCCAGCCAGAATCTGCCGCGCGTCGATGGCGGTGACGAACTGGTTGTGCCGCTCAATGTCACCAAGGGCGGCCAGTCAAGTCCGCAGGATGGAGGTGACCCGTCGCGTCCAGCCGACGGTTCGGCCATTGAATCGGATGACGGCGAGAAAACAGCCGTCATCGTCAATGCTTGGCATGACCGCCTGGAGAAGAGCGTCAGATCACGTTTCGGCGCCGGTATGGGCGTCGATGACATCAAATGGCTCAAATGGCAGAACGAACTGCAGGCCGACCTGACCATCAAGGCCGGTTTGGGGCAATTCGATGCCGGTGTGAGGGCATTGCAGGAGACGGAGGACATGCGAACGCATTTCAAGGAGGTGCATGATGCACTTTAAGGATTTCGATTGCCGATTCAAGGCAGACGGCGAGGACGCGGCGCTCAAGGACGGCGAATTCATCGCCTACCCTTCCACTTTCACCCGCGAACCCGACTGTTACGGTGACGTGGTGGCGAACGGCGCGTTCGACAAGACGATCAAGGCATGGCAGGACAGCGGCAACACGCTGCCGGTATTGTATGGGCATCGTATGGATGACCCCGATTACAACATCGGCGGCGTCGATTCGATGGGCGAGGACGATCACGGCTGGTGGATTAAAGGCCATTTCGACATGGACTCGCCGAAGGCCGCGCAGGTCTACCACCTGATCAAGGAAAAGCGTCTCAGTCAATTGTCCTTCGCGTTCGACGTGATGGACGAGGGCGAGGTGGAGCTCGATGACGGCACCAAAGCCAACGAATTGCGTGAGCTGAGGGTGTATGAGGCGTCCTTCGTGCCTGTCGGCGCGAATCAGGATACGGGCATCGTGGACGTGAAGGACGCGCTGCGCCGGTTGAAGACCGGATGCACCCTCTCACAGAAGAATCTTGGCATTCTCTCGCAGATCGCCGATGACCTGACCGGTCAGGCGAAGAAACTCAAGGATTTCGTGGCTGAGAACACCACTCAGTCCGACAACAACAATGACAATGACCAGAGTGACGATGCGAAGGCATCGGATGCCGGTGCAGCCAAGAACGAGGAGCCCGATGGGGCCAAGTCCGAGGAGCCGGACGGTTTTTCCGAAGCGGAAGCGTTGCAACTCGCAATCAAGATTGCCCAAGTTGGGCGGAAAGGGGAGTGACCGTAATGGCATCTCTCAAGGAAAAGCGAGCCGCGCTTGTCAAGCAGCTCGAAGAAAAGCAGGGTCTGCTGGCCGCTGGCAAGGCTGATGGCGATACCATCGCATTTGTGAAGAGCGCGCTGGCCGAGGTCGAGGGCATCGACCGTCAGCTGGACGGCATGAAGCAGTCCGATGATCTGCTCGCGCAGATCGGCCAGCTCAACGCCAAGACCGGCGTGCAGCATGTTGGTGGCTCCGACGCCATCCACGCCAAGAGTATCGGTGATTATTACGTCAAGTCCATGCAGAATGCTGGCCTTGACGTGAAGTCTGCCATCGCACGCAACTTCGAGGTCGAATACAAGGCAGCGGATGATACTCACGTGGAAGGCGCGCCGTCCGAAGGCTATGCCCCGTATCTGACGCAGATCGACACTCAGCCTGCTCGACCGTATCAGCGTCCGCTGGTCGTGGCCGACCTCTTCGCTTCCGGTGCCGTCAGCGGCAACCTGATCGAATACCCGGAATTCAGCGAGCTTGAAGGCAACGCCTCCACCGTCGCCGAAACCGGAGTAGCCCCGCAGGTCCATTGGAAGGAACCTGTGTGGAAGCAGGACAAGATCAGCACCGTCGCCAGCTTCTTCGCCATCAGCGACAACATGATGGACGATCTCAACTGGATTGTGTCGGAAATCAACAACAACGCGCAGTATGACCTGAAGCTGGCGGAGGAAAACCAACTCCTGTCCGGTGATGGCACTGGTAATAATCTGAAGGGTCTTTTCAATCGTGAGATTCAGACGATGGGCCAGGATGAGCTGTCGGACGCCGACCGTCTGTCCAAGGCCAAGCTGTACATCACGCTGAAAACCAATTATCAGGCTGACGCATTCGTCCTTAATCCGGTCGATTTCTGGAAGCTGACCATCGCCAAGAACGCGGAAGGCTCTTACCTCAACCTGACTAACGGTTCCACTTTGTGGAATGTCCCCGCAATCGCTACCGCCGCCATTGCCGAGGGCACCGCGCTGGTCGGTGCCTTCAAGAGCGCCGAGCTTTTGCGCAAGGGTGGTCTGGTCGTGAAGATGACCGACTCGAATGCCGATGATTTCCTGCACTTCAAGCAGACCTGCCGCATTAGCGAGCGTGTCGGCCTGCAAGTCAAGTATCCGAAGGCCTTTGTGAAGGTCACTCTCGGTAAGGCGGCCTGATCATGACGCAGAAGTATGTGCGCTTCGTCACCCCGAAAGAGGCGAACATCGACAAGACGCAGGATGTGGCGGAGCTTGTGGCGCTTGATGCCAAGGGCAAGCCGGTCACTATCGGCGGTGCCGCCTCTCTTCCGGTGGCGAAGAATGTGTCCAAGGCCGCAGGCGATGCGCCGACCAAGCAGGAATTCGATGCTCTTGTCGATTCTCTGGTGGCCGCTGGCCTGATGGCAGCCAAGTAAGTGATTGGGGGTGCGGCATGACTGCCGTGATTGGTGATCTGATTCCAAGCGCCGACTCTTTCCAAGTCGATGCCGGTTTCAAGATGCATGCCGCTCAGACTGCGATTCGCCGGTATTGCGGCTGGCATGTCGCGCCTTCCGTCACTCGTACGATTCGCTTGGATGGTCACGGCGGTGATTCGCTGCTCTTGCCATCCAAGCATGTGACCGCGCTTTCGAGTCTCAAGCTTGATGGCGTGGAACACGTGCAGGATGCGCGGTACAGCGAGGCCGGGAGCCTCGTGCTGGTCAATGGCGTCACCTTCCCTGATCTGCCGGGGAGTGTGGAAGCGACCATCACTGATGGCTGGGATTTGGAGGATGTGCCGGAAGTGCAGATGATCCTGTTGGACATCGCGTCTCGTGTGATGCAGGTGCCCGGCACGGTCGCCTCCCAAGCCACGAATGGCTCAAGCGTCACCTACCGGTCGGGTTCCGATGGTGGCGTGCCTAACGTGGCGCTTTTCGATTCCGAGAAGCGTACGCTGCAGCCTTACCGCTTGTCGTGGGGGGTGAAGCCGTGACTTCCGCGTTGGATTATCTCGGCCATGGCTCGTCCTTCAGCATGCCGGGCGCCACCAAATGGCGGCGACTGCGTGCGAGGAAGGTCAATGACCCGTATTCCGGCGAGCAGGCTGGCGAGGACTGGTCCAATCCGGAAACTTTGGATTTCACTGGCGCTCTCGCCAGTTCCAGCAGCATGCGCACGCCGGACGGTCTGCGCGAGCAGACCACGAGCGCGGCTTACCTCACGTCTCCAGATCCGACTCTCGACATCATGCCGGGGGACAGGATTCAAGCGTTGCCGGATGACGGCAGGTGTTGGGAGGTGTCCGGCTATCCGTCGCGTGATGCCAATGCTTTCACTTCGTGGCAGCCGACGGTCGAGATTCCACTATCAGAATATCGGGGGTGATGGCTTTTGGGTGTGATGGTCAAATTCAACGATCGATATTTCGATGAGCTGATGAATTCGGCTGGCGTCAAGGCCATGACCCGCAGGACGGCAGAGAAGACGCTCGAATATGCGAAGGCTCACGCTCCAGTGGACACCGGCGCATACCGTGACGGCCTCCAGATCGAGGAGGTCAAGCATGCGCACCGCACCACATGCATGGTGGTCGGCACCGATCCGAAGACCCTGCTCGTGGAATCGCGGACGGGCAACCTCCGCAAGGCGTTGAAGGCAGGCAAGTCATGACCATGGTCCTGCCACCGGATATCGAATTGTGGATCTGCTCTTTCCTACGTGCCAGGCTAAAGCCGTCTTTCCCGACGATCATCGTTTCGAATCGTGAGCCGGACGATTACGACGGCTCACGGCCGCTCGTCGTGGTGCGTGATGATGGTGGCTCGCAATCGGATCGCGTGCTCTTCGACCGGAGCGTCGGCGTGACCGTGCGCTATGGCGCTCGTGCCGCTCCGAAATCCTGCCGTGACTTGGCGGCACGGATCTACGGTCTGCTCACCGACCCCGATATTTGCTCGCTTGATGGTTCTCCGATCGCGGGCATTGATGAGGCTGGGTGCAATGGTCCGTATTTCGTGGCCGAGGACGCGAATATCGCCAGATGCTATCTGGCTCTCGAATTCTCCACTATTGGGGAATCCCGATAATTCAATCTTTTTTAAGGCGTTGAAACCAAGTGTTTCAGCGCCTTTTTTGTTTGAAAGGACAAAATATGGCAGCTGATTCAGCAGGCAATGACCTTAGCGCCGCGAAGATCGTGGTGACAAGCGCCTTCCGTTTCGCACCTTATGATGCGACGCAGAAGCTGACCGCCGATCTCATCGCGCCGACCGTGGCCGACGTGAAGACCGGCTTGGACAAGATTTTCACCAAGGGTGGCTTCGTCGGCCTTATCACCGAGGATGGTGCCCCGCAGGACAGCCGTGACGCCGATGATGCGATCAAATTCCACCAGCCTGGATATTCGATTAATGGCAAGGCGTCGCTGACCGCGCAGTTCACCGTGGCCGAGGATAACGACATCACGCGCCAGATGACCATCGGCAAGCCGGACTCCAGTGGCGTGTATCACGTGACCGATGTGATTCAGGACGGCAAGTGGTTCTGTTATCAGGAGACGGTGTTCAAGAACGGAACGCACCGCCGCCGTCTGGGTGTCGTGAATCTGACCGGCAACGAGCAGGGGCAGGAGACCTCCGGCAAGAACACCGGTGACGCTTGGACCATCGAATGGATTCAGGACGACGCCTGCGATTCCGGCAACAGCAAGTATTTGGAGTCCTTCGTGACTCCGACTGTTTCATCCGGTCCTCATACCGATGGTCATCAGGCTGATGATTCCGAGTCTCAGCCGGTCACCGACTGACGTTGATTCTTCCCAGCATGTGTTTCTTTCTTCCTTTCTTCGCATGTGCTGGGATTCTTCCTCTTCATCCAGTGAAGCAAAGGAATTTTTCATAGTCGTTTGAAAGAAGGAAGCAATGACCAAGAATGTGATGCCCCCCGCCGCCGATTTCGAAGCCTGGACTCAGGAGGATGAGGACAAGGCGCTTGAGACTGTCGCCGCGCAGATGAGGGTGAAGCACCTCATCAAGGACGACGGCGTGTGGTTCCTCGCACCGCACGGCCACATTTACAAGCTGCCTCTGAATCTCAGCATCGATGATTTCGTGCGCCTGTCCGACCTGCAGTCCAACACGGAGCAGATCCAGACGTTGAAGGATATTCTCGCGGCTTTCGCTGGCGAGGATGCGGCCAAGGAGTTGGCGAAGGAGCCGGCAATGGTCCCATTCAACATCCTCAACGATTACGGCGAGCTGCTTGCGAAGATTCAGGGCGTCGAATTGGGAAAATCGTCGGCTTCTGCCAGCTCCTCCAAGGAGACGCCGGCAGTCGAATAAGGGCCGATTTCGCGGCTCGCGGGTGGAGTCTGCAGGCTGATTTGGGCGGCAGACTCCGCTTTGCGGACGCGATCGCCTTGTGGGAGAACCTTTCGGCCGACCCGAACACTTACACCGGCATGACTGCGGTGCATATGGTGCTGCCGATGGATGCGACGGCGATCATTACCGCGATTCAGGCTGGCGGCACGTCGATTCTTGGTGACCTCGCGCCGGAAAAGGCTGGGAAGAAGCATGTCGAGGTGACCGATGAGGAACGTCGTGAGGCGTTGGAGTCGATGAGCAGCATCTTCGGCTTCAAAAAAACAAGTGAATAGAGGAGGCTGTCATGGCTGGCGGCAGTGAGCTGGGTTCCGCGCATGTGAGCATTTTCCCGCAGATGAAGGGCTTCCGCCAGAACGTGGCCAAGGAGACCGGTAAGGCCGTCGGCGACATGAAGACGGCCTTTGGCAAGGGCTTCAATGGAGCGCAGCAGGGCAAGAAGGTCGGCAGCGCTTTCAAGTCCGGTTTCAATAGTGGCGCCGCCGAATTGAATTCCGAAGCTTTGAAGTCCTTCAAAAAGGACGTGGCTCAAGCCTCGCAGAAGAATACTGACGCCTTGCTGAAATTCAATGCGGCTGGCGTGCAGGTGCAGGCCGCACAGGAGAAACTGAACGCCGCCACACAGAAATATGGGGCTGATTCGACTCAGGCTCAGGCTGCGGCCATCAAACTGGAGCAGGCGCAGATCAAGCAAAAAGCGGCCGCCGACAATCTCAAGGCGGCGTCCGACAACCTCAAGACGGCGCAAGGACGGCTCAAGGAGCTTGAGACGCAGTTGGCCGCCGAGGCGGACAAGTCGAAGAACGCGTTCAGCCGTATGGCTTCCGGCTTCACGTCAACCGCCCAGCAGATTGTCGGCAAGATTCCGGGCGTGAACGCGGCGGTGCAGAAGATTAGTTCGACGGCTGGCGAGGTCACGTCCAACATCAAAAGCAAGTTTTCGGCTGCTTGGAATGCTTTGCCGGAGGGTGCGCGTAATGCTGCCGCGAAGGCCGGTAATGCGTTGCATTCGGGTTTGAGCAAGGCTTCCGGGTTCGCGTCGAAGGCGGTGTCCGGCATCGGCAAGGCGGCTAAGGGCATGGCCACCGTCGTGTCCGGCGCCGCTGCCGCCGCTGGCGGATATCTGGTGAATTTCGGCAAGCAGGCCGTGGATGCGGCCCTCAAGGCCGGTGAGGTGACCGCGAAATTCCAGCAGGTCGCCAAGAACAATAACTGGAGTGATGAGGAGCAGAAGTCGCTGCTCAGCCTGAATAAGACGCTTGGCCAGACCGGCGTCATATCCGGTGGCACACTCAAGGCCGCTCAGGCGCAGTTGGGTACTTTCGCGCTGACGGCGGATCAGGTCAAGACGTTGACGCCCGCTTTGGCGGACATGATCGCCAATAACAAGGGTTATAACGCGACTGCGCAGGATGGCGTGCAGATAGCGAATCTGCTCGGCAAGGTCATGACCGGCAGCGCCACGGCACTGTCGAAATATGGCGTGACGATGACCGACGCGCAGAAGAAGGTCTTGCAGGAGGGGTCGGCGTCCGAGAAGGCCGCTATGGCAGCGCAGGTTCTGGAAGCTAATTTCGGTGGCATCAACAAGGCCCTTGCGGAGACTCCGCAGGGCAAGATGACCATACTGCAGCATGAGATCGCCGGGTTGAAGACTTCGGTCGGCAATGATCTCATCGCGGCGTTCGGCGGTGTCGGCGGCGCGGTCATCAAGATGGTGCAGGCCGTCGAACCGCTCATCACCGCGCTGTTTGACAAGATCGCTCAGCTGGCGCAGAAGATCGGCCCGCCGCTGGAGAAAGTGTTCGGAGTGATCGCCGACAAGATCGGCAAAATCGATTTCAATGGCTTCGCGGGCCAATTGTCTGGATTGTCCGGTCCTATCGCCGCCGTGACTGGTCTGCTTGGCGCGGCTGGTCTTGGTGGCGCTTTGAGCGGCTTGAGTGGCGTGCCGGTGATTGGCGGATTGCTGTCGAAGTTCGGCGGCGTCCTGAGTGGTCTTGGTGGTCCTGTCACTTTGGTGATTGGCGCTCTGGCCGGCCTTATCGCCACGAGCCCGCAATTGCGTAGCGAGTTCGGCACGATGCTGCAGAACGTTTTCGTCAGCTTGCAGCAGGCATTCCAAATGTTGCAGCCGTCGATTCAGGCGCTCATGAGCGTTTTGAGTCAATTGGCTGTCGCTGTCATGCCTGTCATCACCAATCTCGTCGGCCAGATCATTCCACTGCTAACACCAATCATTTCCACTTTGGTGGGTGCTTTGGTACCTGCCATTCAGGGCATTCTGACCGTGGTGACCACCGTCATTCAGGCGATCACTCCGGTGATTCAGGGCCTTGAGCCTTTGGTTACGACGGTGGTGCAGGCGATTACCAGCGTGATTCAGGCGCTCATGCCGGTGATTCAAGCTCTCGCACCATTGGTGTCCACCATCATTTCCGCGATCGTCGGCTTTATCAGCTCGACATTGCTGCCGACCATTCAAGCGATGCTGCCTTTCATCCAGGGCATCATCGGCGGCATCACGATGGTGGTCAAGGGCATCGTCAATGTGATTCAGGGTGTCATCAATCTGGTGACCGGCCTTATTAATGGCAATTGGCGGCAGGCTTGGAACGGCTTTAGTCAAATTGTGCATGGTGTTGTGCAAGGCGTGCTCGGCTTTTTGGGTGGCATTGGCAGTGCGATTATCGGCATCTTCGCTGGTGCTGGCACGTGGCTGTGGAACGCAGGCAGTGCGATCATCAATGGTCTGCTCAATGGTCTGAGGGCGGCTTTCGGCAAAGTTAAGAGCTTTGTGAGTGGCATCGGTGACTGGATTGTGAAGCATAAGGGTCCGCTCAGCTACGACAAGGTGATGTTGCGTCCTGCTGGTCAGGCGATCATGCAGGGCTTTGACAAGAGCCTTAAGGCTGGCTGGAAGGACGTGCAGCGCACTGTCAATGGCATGAATGCGCAGATCAATGGCGGGTTTGACGTGGATGCGTCGAAGTCTGGTCGGGCGAATGTCAGCAATGGCGGTGGCGGTGCCACGTATGTCACGCAGACGTTCAATTATCCCGCGATCGCTCCGACGAGCATTAGCACGCAGCAGAAATTGCAGACGGCGGCGATGCCGCAATGGTGACACACAAGTGAAAAGGGTGGTGCAATGATTCTCACGGATTATCTCATCAATGGTCAGCAGCTGACTGATGAGCGTTCGAGTCTGATCGTCGGCACCACCCATTTCACGAGCATCAGCCCGCGTATTGATTCCGTGACCGTGAACGGCCGGAACGGCGTCATGCTTCCGGCTGGGCCGGTGGCTTTCGACGCGCCGGAAATCACGCTGAAATTCATCACGAATGGCAGTGATGCGGATACTTTGATGCATCGCTTTTATCGGCTCTGCCGCCTCGCGACCGAGTTGACTCGTGTGGAGCGTGACGTGTCCACCGGTTTGGTGCGGAGCATGACCGCAAGTGCTGTGTGCACGTCATGTCAGCCGGACGGTGACGAGATTCCGTGGGATGACCACAGGGCAGCGACCGCCGTGTTCCAACTGCCTGACGTGTTTTGGTGTGGCGTGCAGTGGCAGGAGGTGACGTTGGCCGCGTCGGGCGGCAGGCTGCTGCCGGGCGGGGTCTCCAAGCCGAGTAGCAAGGGGTATTGGACGCGCTGGCAGGGATTGCCTAACGCCAGTCCTTCCGAGCTTTTCGACATCATGCCGGACGGCTGGCTTTCCAACGCGCCACTCACCACGCTGGTCTTGCGTTTCGGTGCTGTCACTGGTGTGACCATTTCAGATCCGGTGAGTGGCACGAATCTCATGTGGGGCGGCAAACGTGACGCCTCACGACCTTATCTCTTTATCGATGTGGCCAATCGCAAGGCGTGGACGGCGGCCAATGCCGACGCATGGTCTGGCGGCACGGATGCGTCGAATGGCATCGACTGGACTACGGAGCCACTGCAAGTGTGGCCCGCGATCGATTCTGGCGATTATCGCCTCGCAATCAAACAGACCGGCAGCGCCGACAAGGTGACCTGCCGGTTTTTGCAATCTTGGGAGTAGTTAATCATGGGCAAGTCTTTGCATGCTCGTCTCGTGGCATACCGGCCGTTCGGTGCAAGAATCGGCGTATTGGCGGAGCCGGTGAGCTTCAGCGCCTCGATGCTCCACAATGATGACGGAGCCATCAGCATCGAATACTCCATGCTTTCCGGCGACGCGCAGGCGTTCGACCGAGAGCTTACGGACGGCCTCGAAGTGGCCGTGGAGGTATCGGACGGCAACGGCTTCAAGGAGCCAGATAATGCGCGATTTGTGATTACCGGGCGCTCTGGCAAGACCGATGATCGCACCAAGACCATCACCTACAGCGGCCAGTCTATAAGCTGGCTCCTGTCCAAGGCCGAAAACAACGATTCGTCGCACCTCATCACTGACGGGGACAACAAGGGCAAGCGCCCCTTCTACAGCTCCAATCCGGGCACGATTCTCAAGACCCTGCTTGACGAAAACCGGGCGCGTGGTGGCGTGGCCACTGGTCTGACCTTGGGCTTCGGCACCGCCAAGGACGCAGGCGGCGCGGCATGGGCGAAAAAGTACACGCTCTATTATTCTCTTGGCACGGATCTGCAGACCATCCTGAGTGCTCTCGTCAATGGTGGCGGCTGCGACTGGCGCACCAGCGGCCGCACCTTGAAAATGTGGAATGCGGACAGCACCGCCTTGAGCCGTGATTTGAGCAAGAGTGTCGTGCTCCAGCTCGCGCGTGACATCAGCGAAGCCCCATTCGAGGAATCCATCGCGGATTTGGCCAGCACCATCCTTGTCGAAGGTGACAATAACCTGCTCTTCCGCATGGACAATCCGGCTGCACCGACACCGTGGGGCAAGTGGGAGTCCTACAGCTCGCAGGGCGGCGTGTCAGATAAGGACACTGCCCAGGCCTTTATGCAGTCCACGCTTGACGATGCGGCTCGTGTGCGCGGCCAGTACACGCGCGACCTCATCACATCCGGCGTAGATAATCTTCCGCTCATCGACTTCCACGCCGGTGACTGGATTACCGCCCCCACCATCTCGCACGGGGAGAAGGTGCGCGTGCAGGAAATCGACCTGAGCATGCGCCAGAATGAGGGACTATCCTGCTCAATCGCTCTGAATGATATCAAGTATGATGCCTCGGTCAGGCAGGCGAAGAAGATAAAGGGCATTACCGGTGGCGCGGCATTGGCTGGCAGTGAGAGCGGCACCACTGTCTCCACTGACCATGATCATCGCGTGCCTAAAGCGCCGCTCGGCCTTGTGGTGCAGACCGACGCCTACATTGGCTCGGACGGTTTCGCGCATGGTCTGGCCACAGCCTCGTGGAGCGCGGTCACGCAGGCCACGAACGACACCGCCATTGAAATCAGCAGCTACGCCGTCGAGTGGCGCAAGCATATGGATGGCGCGCCATGGCATTCGGCCGGCACGACCGACAAGCTCCAGCTCGGCTTCGGCGGCCTTGACTGTGGCGCACAAATTGAGGTGCGCGTCAGGGCCGTGCCGACATATTCTGACAAGCCTGGCGAGTGGTCTGAGACTGTCGTGGCTACCGTCGAATCCGACGTGACCCCGTGCTCCGTGCCGTCGAAGCCGGTATTGTCCTCCGAGCTGGGCGTGGTGACCATCCACTGGGACGGAAAGACCAGCACTGGCGCGTCGATGGAGCCGGACTTCGATCATATCGAGGTCGGCGAGGGCATCAATGCGGCTGGAATGCAGGTCATCAGCGCTACCCAGTCGGGGCAGGGCGATTACGTCATCACCGGCCTGACGGCTGGCTCACAGCACTCTTATGCGTTGCGGTCCGTGGACCATGCGGGCAATAAGTCTGACTGGTCTGCGATTGCCACTGTGACCGTGGCTTCCGCCGTCTCGCCTGATGAGGTCAAGCAGATTCAAAAGGATTTGGCTGACAATCAGACGGCTTTGAAGGACAATGCGGCGAAGCTGTCCCAGGCGCAGAAGGACATCCAAGCCAACAAGACGAATCTCGACGCGGCGAATCAGACGCTCGCTCAAGCCAAGACCGACCTGACGCAGGCCCGGAAGGATATCGCGCAGACCAAGAGCGACCTGACCACCGCGAATGGCGAGATCAGCAAGGCGAAGGAGTCGGCCGCTCAAGCGTATGCCGAAGCCCACTCGAAGAATCACACTTTCCGTGGGCCGGACGAGCCGAAGGACAATCTGATCGTCGGCGACCTGTGGCTCAAGACGCAGAAATATTGGACGAGGTGGAAAGGCGAGAAAAACAACTCACCGAGCCTCTTGGCCGACTTCTACACCTACTGGCAGGGCGAAGCCAATAATTCTCCTTCCGTGCTTGTGCCCTTGTCCGATCGCGTGATTGAGACGCTTGTCTGGGATGGCACCACGTGGAACCACATGGGCTATGCCGACGTGGAGCGCAATGCCGACGAAATCGCTCAGGCGAAGTCCGACATCGCGGACAATGCGGCTAAGACCACCGACGCGAAGAAGGCCGCTGAGAATGCCGCTGCCGCAGCGAAAAACGCGCAGGGCACGGCTGATACCGCCAATGGTGCGGCCAGGACCGCGCAGGACACCGCCAATGCGGCCAACGCCGCCGCGAAGAGTGCGACCACCACCGCCGGTCAGGCAAAGGACGCGGCCAATGCCGCTCAGACCGCCGCCGAATCTGCGAAGAAGACCGCTGGCAATGCGGAGACACTGGCGAACACCGCCAATGAGTCCGCCAAGTCCGCCAAGTCCGACGCGGCTTCGGCCAAGTCCGACGCTTCCATCGCTAAGACGGATGCGGCCAATGCCAAGACCACCGCTGCCAATGCGTCGAGCGTGGCGACTCAGGCCAAGGCCACCGCCGATAGTGCGGCCCAGTCCGCAACCGATGCGGCCAATGCAGCGCAGAAGGCCAATACCGCTGCCGCTGCCGCCGCTGGCGTGGCGAACGGCAAGGCCGACGTGCTTATCCAGGGCACGGCGCCGGATGCTTCGATGCGTAAGGCTTCGACCTTGTGGATTGACACCACGAATGGCGCGAACACGCCGAAAAGGTGGAATGGCAATTTGTGGGTGGCTGTGACGGATAAGGCCGCTACCGACGCCGCGAACGCCGCCGTCAAGGCCAATACGGCTGCGAAGACCGCGCAGGATACCGCCGACAAGGCTGCGACTGCCGCAGCTAACGCAGCGTCTCAGGCCAATCAAGCCAATGCGGCCGCGAAGAAGGCGCAGACCACTGCTGATGGCAAGAATCTGATTTACCGTGGCCCCGACGAGCCGAATCATGATGGTTTGAAGCCGGGGGACATGTGGTGGAGGACGCAGAAATTCTGGACTCGCTGGAAGGGGGAGAAGAATAATTCTCCGTCCTTGCTGGCCGACTTTTACACCTATTGGCAGGGTGCGCCGAACGCTTCACCAAGCGTCTTGGTGCCGCTCGCTGACCGCGTGGTGGAAGTGTTGACTTGGGATGGTACGCGCTTCGAGCCATTCGACCTCGTGGCGAACAACATCCTCGCTGCTGGGACGGTGGCCGCGAAGCATCTCGCCGCCGATAGCGTGACCGCCGAGAAGGTCAAAGCCAATGCCATCACGGTGGACAAGCTCGCAGCTAACAGCGTGACCACTGAAAAGCTGGTGGCTGACGCGGTGACCGCCGCGAAACTCGCCGCCAACTCGGTGCAGGCTCGGAACATCGTCGCACTGGCCATCACGTCCGACAAGATCGCGGCCAATTCCGTGACCACGGGCAAGCTCAAGGTCACCGAGGACATGACCGTGGCGCTGCTCAACGTCCACAAGATTCAGGCGTCCGACATCGCCGCCAATGCTGTCACGACCGATAAGCTGGCCGCCAACGCGGTTAACGCGGACAAGCTGGCTGCGAATTCGGTCAATGCGTCCAAGATTGTGACTGGTGCCATCACAGCCGACAAGCTGGCGGCAAACAGCGTGACGGCTGTCAAGATCGCGGCTGGCACCATCACGTCCGACAAGGTGGCGGCAGGCCAGTTCAAGGGCTACGTCTTCACGGGCGCCGTCTTCCAGAGCTCCAAGGCCGCGAACACGGGCATGAAGCTCAATAGCACGGCCTTGCAAATGTGGGACAGCAACCACAATCGCACCGTCTATCTTGACGGCGAAGGCAAGTCGAATCTGCTGACCGGCACTTTCCAAACCCGCATCAGCGGGCACATGGTGCGTATCAGTCCGGATTATCAGACCTACATCATCGGCGGCACGGAAACGTTCGTCGGTGATGGCTTGGAATTCCCGGCCTACAACGGGTCCACCGCCTACTTTTCGCATCCGGCCATCGCTTCTGTCATCCAGTCGAATCAGGTCGGCGCGATGAGCGAACTGGACTTGTGGAGCGGACACGTGAGCAAGAACGATCCCGCTGCGTTCATGTCTCTCAGATCGAAGCCGCGCAAGAAAGGCGGTACCGGCAGCGGCGGCGTCACATCCAGAGTGCATGCCGTGGCGAACACGGATTACGACGAGCCGGACGAGAGCAAGAAAAGCAGCGCTTTCCTCACTCTGGCCGGCGATAGCGCGAACGGTTCGGAGTGCTGGCTCGAAGCGCAAGACGCGAACGGCGAGGTCGGAGTCGGCGCGAACATCGGCACCGGATACGTGTATCTTGGCGGCTATCTTGGCGGCATCACGAACCGTTTTACGTTCCATGCCCAGGCTGCGTGGAAGGCGTGGTATCCGAATCCCGGCTCGAAGATTGCGACCGGCGCTTCCATGCAAGTCGATTGCACGTTCAGCCCGACGAAATACGGACACTATTACGTCGTCGCGAACGCGGATTCACAATGGGCGGGCATCATCGCGCACCCGATGAACACGGGCGGCCAGAGCGGCTTCACATTGAAGCTGTATAACGCCGACCAGCCTTGCCCGGTGGATGTTTACGCGGAATTCCTGGCTTATTTGGTCAAGTGATTGGAGGACATATTGTCATCGACTTTCGAACAGGATGAGAACGGCTTGTGCATCATCCGCTGCGATCCGCCGGTGAACGGGTCGGACAGTTTCGTTTTCACGCCCGATGTGCTCGTCTCGTGGAAGGCGCTGCTCGGCTTTGCTTCGATTCGGGAGGCGATCGCGGCGATCATGCAGGGCAAGGAGGACACGAGCCGGTACGACCGCGCCACCGGCAGGGGCGTGTGGACGGGGGCTTACGAGGCCTTGGAAAGCGCGCTGAATGATTCCGCCACCGGCGTGAGCATGCTTGCGGCCGATGGGGAAGTGTTGAATGACCCGCTGACCGCCGCGCGCAATAATGCGCGTGAGGGCATGAGTCTGCCCACCATGTCGAATGAGACCGACGCGAATCTCATTGCCGCACTGTCCGTTGATGACTCCGATGAGGAGCCGTCGAGTGGCATTGACACAAGCATGACCAAAAACATTGAGGGATTGGACGATTTCCTCAATGACGAGTCCAGTCAATCAAATCTGGACGAGTGCGAGGAGAGATTTTACCAATCCCTCATGCCACGACCTCAAAACAACCAACAATAAGGAGATTGATTATGGCCGATGTGACCACTGAGACCACTACCGATACCGCGCCTACCGTGACGCCCTCTGAGCCGTCTGGCGTGCTTGATTTGCGTCCGCCGAAGGAGTCGGTGCGCGCGGAATTGTGCCGTCTCGGATTGGAGTTTTCCAGCGCTGACGGCACCGCCGAATCGTGGCGCGACTACCAGCGTGGCGTGCTCGCGACGTTCGACGATACGGGCACGTCCGTCACTTTGACGGACGTGAAGACGAATCTCGGACGCACCCTCACCTTGGACGAATTGAAGGCCGTGACGCGTATCGATACGATGACCGCCGCCGACTAATCCAGCATTCCAATTTTTTCAACCCCTGCAATCCACACGGATTGCGGGGTTTTCGTATTTAAGGAGACATTTTGACTCAGATTCCAGCCGACGCGAACGAAGTCATCGACTCTCTTTCCGCGCAAATCGGCACTCTCACCAAGCAAATCGCAATCCTGACCAGCCAGCTCAACGCGGCCATGAAACTGATTCCCGCCGACGTGCTCGAAAGCGTGAAGGGGGATACGCATGCAGAGGATTAACTATTTCACCAATCCGAATTTCACCGGCCCATTCGCCGACGTAAACATTTCCGGTGAAGTGAAGGCATCATATAACGCCGACACCAAGCAGCTGAACATCTATGGCAACAATGGCGGTTATGGTTTCAATCTCACCGTGCCGAAAAACGCGGCACTCGTATTCGCCTGCTTCCTCTGGACGGAACACGACAAAAATCCGAAGCCGCTCACGGTGTACAGTCTCGAGTCAAGCGACACCAAGCCTATCGCTTATGCCACCGTCTCCCAGAATGCGAACAATTTGCTCCTGCGATTCAACTCCACCGGCAGTGGCCGGATACGTGTCGAATTCTATCCGAACGGCAGTGCCGCGAATATCGCCAATCCGATTTTGGAATTGGCCGACACGTACGATAAAGCCGTGGGGGGGGGGCTTCCGGGCTTCTTCTCCGGCGACACGATGCCACGCGCATAGGAGCGTCCGTCGGGCGGGTGATGTCCGATGATAATCACGAACCTATGCCCGAGCCCAACCTCGACCATCACCTTGAGAGCCAACAATTGGGTGCATCTCACGACCGTTCCGAGCGTGAGATATATGACATATTGGGTCAGTTTCGATATGAACGTCACAGGCGGCACTGTCTCGATTATCGGAACACAGGGCGAATTCAGCGCACGCCAACGTGTCAGCTACATGACGTACGTCGACAATTCCAGTCCGCTATCAGTGAATTATTCCGTCAAGTCAGGCAGTCCGACCGTCACCGTGACAAATATACTCCTCTGCACGTTGGCCGAGTATCAGGCGAACAAGACCCTGCTCGGCGGCATCGGATATTTCACCGGGGATACGATGCCGCGCGCCTAACCCCTTTGGGGGTGGTGGCATGACTCCCATCGTTAATCACTGCGTCATGCCGAAAGACGGTGTGAGCGTCAAGACGACGAACACGACACCATCGGACATCACCTTCACGGGGTTGACGGCGGGCGTGAAATACCATGTGAGCGTCGTCTGTTACATGCTGTCCACGAGTGGCGACAATCCGCGCTTGCGTCTCACCACCAATGGCAGCGATAGTGGGCTGGTCACTTCGAATGATCGCGTGGATTACGTCTTCACCGCCGCCAGCACCACTCACGGCATTCTCGTCGGTCTGAACAATTGCACGGTCAATCTGAGCAAAGGCTTGTGCGTGCCTCAAGACCAGTGGCAGCAGCTCGTCTCGTTGGGATTGCCGGGCAATTATTTCGATGGCGACACCATGCCAAAAGATTAAACGATTTCAAGGAGATGTAATGTGCTACAGAATTTTCTAGCCGGTTTCGGGGGTGTGGGTGGCGCGTGCGCGCTCATCACGCTCGGCCTGAAAGTCTGGCCGGGCGCGTTGGATGCGCTGGCGACCGGCCTGTACTCGCACGTGCGGCCGGAACGGTTGCCGTACGACAGTCCACTTTCCCAGCATTTCGCCAAGACCCGACAGCTTGGCGAACGCACCGAGAAATTCGACGAGCGGATGGACGAGTTGTGTCGTGACACGATCAAAAACACGATCATCAGCCTGATCTACGGCGACAAGGACACCGACCACAGCGAGGCCGTCCGATACGAATTGGCGAAATTGGAGAAATTGGACGCGCAGTGCTGGGTCGTCAACGCCGCCGAAAAATATTTGGAGGACCGGCAATGACACGACTGCTCATCGCGGGCGGAGCCTACATCATCCTCCTCGCGCTCATCTTCATGTTCAACCATGGCGCGCACATGCGCTGACATCGATTTTCACAACCGCAAGGCCATCTCTTCGGAGGTGGCCTTTTTATTGCCCCCTATTGGGGGTGGGAAGGAGGCCGTCATGGACGAAGTGACCATGACGCCGGAAATGACACCGCAGGGCGACAGCATGCCGCCCACTGACATCCCGGTCGTGTCCGAAACGGATGCTGCCAAGGCCGTAGAGGGATTGGAGGACTGATATGGCAAGCGTAAGCACTTTCATCAATCGTATGCGCTACTGGTGCGCCGTCGCCAATCTCGGCTACAGCCAGTCCGACCGCTGGAACTTCAACCCATCGGGGGGTAATTGCGATTGTTCCAGCCTGGTAATCCACTGCCTGCGCGAGGCTGGCTTCGACACCGGCTCGGCCACCTACACCGGCAACTTGAGCGACAATCTGACCAAGCGCGGCTGGCAGCGGCTCCCCGCGAATGGCAATCCGCAGCCGGGCGACATCCTGCTCAACGACGTGCACCACGTGGCCGTCTACCTTGGCGGCGGCAAGCTCGCGCAGGCGTCCATCTCCGAGCGTGGCACGGCCTACGGCAAGGCCGGGGACCAGACCGGCCGCGAAACCAACATCAGGAGCTGCTACTCGTATCCCTGGAACTGCTACCTCCACTACGGCAACGGTGGCGGCTCTTCGGCATCCACCGGCGCCCTAGCCGTGGACGGCAACGTCGGCCCCGCCACGGTACGCCGCTGGCAGCAGGTGATGGGCACCGCGGTGGATGGCATCATCAGCGGCCAGCAGGTGCCCGACGAACGCACCTACTGGCGTCCGGCCATCGATTCGAGCGTGGTTCGCTACGGTGCTGGCGGCAGTGATCTGATCCGCGCCGTGCAGCGTCGCCTGGGCTGTGGCACTGATGGTCTGCTTGGCCCGGCCACCATTCGCGCCATCCAAGCGCATTACGGTCTGGCTCAGGACGCGAGCTTCGGCCCCGCCACCGCACGCGCCCTGCAGTCGGCGCTCAACCAAGGACGATTCTAAGGAGGTTTAATATGGCTCAACATGCAGCGCCAACGACTTTGGAGACCACGGTCAATAATCTGACCAACGAGTGCGAGGATGGTCAGGATAACCAGCAGCCGACGGCTTACACGCCCGTCTTTTCCAAGGGCGTGCGCACCGTGGTCTACGTTGCCGGTCTTATCGCTTCATGCGTCGGCTTGGGTTTCATGACCTTCGGCGACGCCGCGATCGGCGGCTACATTTCGACCGTGGCCGGCTTCATCGCCAGCGGTCTCGGAGTAGCCTACAATCCGCTGCGCCGTGATTAATTTTTTTGGCGTGAGACTCAAACTCGGATGTGGAAAAATTTGCGGCACTGTAGTGTCCGTGGAATTTTTTACACCCTGTTTTTAAATCTGCCCCTTCTCCATTTTGGAGGAGGGGCTTTGCTTTTAGGACTTTCAAAATGGGCATCAGACAGCAGACGATTGACGATTATGGGTCGTTCGTGGAGAAATTCAAGCCGAAGAAGACCACGGATGACTGCTACACCCCCCCCCGCAGTGTATGGGGTGATAAAAGACTGGGCTTGCCGGGAATACGGTATAGACCCTGATAAGGTGGTGCGCCCGTTCTATCCGGGCGGGGACTACGAGCGGTTCGACTATTCGGGCGGTGCGGTGGTTGTGGATAATCCGCCGTTCAGCATCCTGTCGAAGATCTGCACGTTCTATCGGACGGAGCAAATTCCGTTCTTCCTGTTCGCGCCGTATCTCACGATCTTCTCCAGCACGTCGCGCAACGGAGCGCACATGATCGTCACGGATTCGACCATCGAATACGCGAACGGCGCGCAGGTCAACACGTCGTTCGTGACGAGTTTCGGTGATGACCTGATCCGCACCGCGCCGGATCTGGCCAACGCGATAGACGAGACCGTGAAGCGCGTCAGGAAAGAGCAACGCAGGCATCCGCCGAAATACGCGTATCCGCGTGAACTGCTTACCGTGAGCAGGCTCGGGAAGATCGGCAGGCAGGTCGAGTTCCGCGTCAAGGCTTCGGACGTTGCGTTCACGAGGGCTCTCGACTCGCAGAAGGCCGTGAAGAAGGCCATCTACGGCGGCGGCTATCTCCTGAGCGAAGCTAAGGCCGCGGAACTGAAGGCCGCAGAACTAAAGGCCGCGGAAGACGTGACAGTCTGGCCTCTCTCCGAAACCGAAAGGCGGATCATCGAAAACCTCGCGCAAGAATCGCGCGGTTGAATTCCTGTTGGAATATTTTGCACCCACATGCAACATCGCCCCTCTCTCAGCTCTTAAGCTGGGGGAGGGGCGTTTTCGTGTTTATTCGGTCTTGTGTTTGCGTGGCCTGCCTCCGCCGACGCCGCGTCCTGGGCGCTGCGCGTTCCATTGGTCGATGGTGTCGGGGAGCCAGCCGCGCGTGCGGCCGATGGTTACGTCCGGCTCGGGCAGGTCGTAGGAGGCGGCGTTGGCGACGCCGAGGCGTTCGGAGACCTGTTTGATGCCGAGGTATTCAGTCGTCATTGTCCCTCCTGTCCCTGATGAGCGTGGCGATGCTCCAGATTCCCGCCGCGAGGCCGAACAGTCCGGCCTGCCATGCTTTCCCGGCGCAGCCGAGCGAGAGCGATGTCAGGCCGCATACGATGCCGCATACGGCGAACAGTGTGCTTGTCTTCATGATGGGTCATGAAATAGGATGGAACCGGAGGGTTCCGGGCAGTAGGAGTGCTCGGAACCCTCTTGTCATCTGCCGTGCCTAGGCGGCTTTCTGAGCGAGATGACCAGCGCCGCCAGTGCGATGATGTTGCTTGTCACCGAGCTGATGGCGTTTACGATGTCCGTCCATTTCATGTTCACCTCCTTTCCTTTGTTGACATAAACTATTGTATCAAATATATATAAGTAATGCAAGCCGAAACGCAAAAAACAGAGAAAAAAATCAACGGATTGATAGACTTGATGCCACGCAAACGAAGGGGCAAGCATGGCCTACACGATCCGCCAATACCAGACGAAAAGCGGAAAAAGATACGAAGTCAGATACCGTAAGCCGGACGGCACGGACACCGGCAAACGCGGCTTCAAACGCAAAATGGACGCCGACGCTTGGGGCGCAGCGAACGTGACCACAGCTAAAAGCGTCGGAGCGTACATCGACCCACAAGCCGGAAGACGCTTGGTCGAAGACTTCTGGGAGCCATGGCTGGCCGCAAAAAAGACCAAGGCGAAGCCAAGCTACATCAAGTCATTGGAGGATGCTTGGCGCGCGCATGTCATGCCTCAATGGGGAGTACGCGAAGTCCAGTCCATCACAATGGACGAGGTGCAGCGGTGGGTCACCGATCTGGCTGGTAGGCGCAGCGCGTCAGTGACCATCCGTGCTGAAAACCTCCTGCGCAGCCTCATGGAGAGGGCAAAGGCCGATCGGTGCATCCACGACAATCCATGCGACGGCATCGAGCTGCCGCGCAAGCAGGTGCGGAAGCATGTCTATCTGTCGGCCGATGAATTGTCTCGTGTGGCGATGCAGTGCGGGTGGCGTGAGCCGATCGTGCTGATCTTGGGCCTGTGCGGCATGAGATGGGGCGAGCTCGTGGCGCTCCGTGTCGAGGATGTCGATCTGCAACGCTGTCGACTGCATATATATAGGAGCATCACGCGTCTTTCCAGCAGGATGGTGGAGACCGACCCGAAGACCCATGATGGACGCTCGGTGATGTTCCCCCTGGTGTTGCGTCCGCTGCTCGCCAAGCAATGCGAGGGGCGCGAGCCGTCCGATTTTCTTTTCACCGCTCCCGGCGAGCCTCTGGACGAACCGATGGGCAACGGCTGGAATCCGACGCGGCACGATGGGTGGTTCGCGGTGGCGCTTCGCCGCGCGGGCGTGGAGCGTGGCCACATGACGATTCACGATCTGCGGCATACCGCCGCTTCGCTCATGGTGCAGTCCGGCGCTAATGTCAAGACCGTGCAAAGACAATTGGGGCACAAGTCCGCCGCCATGACGCTCGACGTGTATGCCGACCTTTTCGACGATGATCTGGACGATTTGTCGGAGCGCATGGGCGGTTTGCTCTTTTCGCAGAATGTGGGCAAAATGTGGGCAAAAGCGACGCAAGGCATTGATGGAACCGTTGAAACGGCAAGTGTCTGAAGCTTTTCTCCTGTGGGTTCGAGTCCCGCTGGAGGCACTTTT